GAGGGAGGAATGTTTCAGCGCGACTGGTTTGTCGTGACTGGCAACGTTCCGGAAGGTTTGAGAATGGTTCGTTACTGGGACCTTGCCGCAACAGCAAAGACCCGCTCCAACGACCCCGACTTCACGGTGGGTGCGCTAGTTGGAGAAAAGGATGGAAGATATTTTGTTCTTGATATTCGTCGTGTCCGCGGGACACCTTACGAAATAGAGCAACTCATACAACAAACAGCACACCAGGACGGAGTGTCTGTGGCGGTTGTTATGGAGCAAGAACCTGGCTCCTCTGGTGTAAACGTGATTGACCATTACTCAAGAACGGTATTGCAAGGCTTCAATTTCAGACCATCAAAGGTGAAGACCGCCAAAAGAGATAGAGCGTTAGTTTTTTCTTCGGCATCAGAAGCACGAAACGTTCACCTAGTAAGAGCGTCTTGGAACTCTGCGTTAATGGACGAGTGTGAGGTTTTCCCATACGGCGCGCACGACGACCAAGTCGACGCAGTTGCTGGAGCAATCAACTCATTTGCAAACACAAAGAAGACAAACAAGGTTCGCATAATTTTGTGACCAAGGGTTATTGCGAGGGAAAGCAAGAGAATTGTGGATTAACTGGGTGCCCAAAATATGGAACACTTCGGGTCTCAACCGATAACAAAAATAGAATTAAAAATTGTGGAGATATATCGGCGCCGATGTTGAGAAAATCGGCAAAAAACAAGACTCCCAAGAAAATTTCTTTTATGAGCGAAAAGACCAAAAGCCAATTGGGGCAAAGGAAAGAGGTAGTTCGTATAGTCCTTGAACGCGACATGAGGTTGTGTAAAGCCAAATTTCTGGTAGAGTTAATCACATGTTCAGGTCCACTAGATGTGGACGAAGTTATACCCAGGGGTCGCGGAGGTGACCATTTAAATCCGGATAACTGCCAGGTGTTGTGCAGAGCCCATCACCGTTGGAAACACGACAATCCCAAAGAGTCAGAGCGCTTAGGACTTACTAAGTCTTTACCTCCGAGGGGGTCATAACGACAGGAGTAAATATTGAAATCACACAAGAAACACCTATATATAGCGTCATTTGTTTGGTTAGTAAGTTTTTTCGGCTGGGCAGCCGGTGAGGTTTTCGCCCAAAATAACAATGTAGAGATGGCTCTAAGCCCTCAAATCGTCAAGCACCCAGTCTCGGTCCAGTCACTGAATTCTGTTGACGTAAAAATTGAAAGTTCTCGCCGTGTTAAAGACGTGTTGTTGCGACCATATAAGTACAACGAGTCTGGGGTCCGAGTACGACAGTTGCAATACGTGATAGGCACCCTTCGTATCGACGGAAACTATGGTCCAATCACCCGTAGGGAGCACATCGAAAAACTGGCAGCCATGGGTATGCCCATCGAGGGTGTTCCACTACCCGCTGAAGAAAAAACTGGGTACAACATCCCATCAGATAAGTCAAAACGCTGCCCAATGTGGGAGGAAACTTTCAGGGCTGCTGGCCTTGAGCCGGTGGAAGTTTTTTCCTATATCGCATGGCGCGAAAGCGGTTGTAGTCCAAAGGCGCAGAACGCCACATGGGATGCCAACGGGAACATGACATACCACCTGAATAAGGACAAGTCGTATGACACGGGTTTGTTGCAAATCAACTCAAGTTGGTATTCGGTAACAAAACTCGTGTGCGGAAAAGATTCTGTCGATGGTCGCATGGCTGGTCTCAAAGACCCAGCGTGCAACATTGCGGTGGCTAAGTATATTATGGATAACTCAAAAGGCAAGTTGGGAAACTGGAGGGTTTACAAGCAGTGACAACTTATTTTATTTGCGCAACATTAACACTCGTGATTATCATCGCCCTGTTCTCAATTTGAACTTTCCAAAGATTCATTACTACGTATGGCAGATATTGGAGAGGCCATTGCAAAGTATGGAAAATATAAAAACTTCGATATGTGGGGTTATCATTAGTGCCCAAGCACGGTAACATGTCAAAAATGCATTGAGAAATTAAAACTTCAAACACAATAAGGAAAAAATGACTCGCAAAAGAAGAGAAATGCCGAATGAAGCACAACTACGCAAACTAAGAAAACTCGCGAGTACTACGGTGGTTCCGTACAACAGCAGAACACATCAATTACTGCTGTATGCAAAGTTTAAAAAAACAGCCTTTACACGTGACGACTGGTTCGCCTTTCATCTTGAAGACATCTACTACAAGAAAAACATATCGAACAACATCCAGTACCTTGTGGTTCACAAACTCTTGGACTGCGCCATTATCAAAGACACGGAATACCTCCAAATCACAAAACTTGGAGAGCACCAGTTAAACCACTGCGCCGATAGAGAAAGAATCAAAATCAACCGCAGGAATGCCAAGGACGGCATTAAGGGTTGGGAAACAAAGAAGAACAATATGGAGGATTGTTACTAAGTGTCCAACTACAACCCATCGTTTGACATCCCATCCGAAAAAAGAAAGTTTGTATTTAAGGATGACTTGGCTTACGGTCATCAAGGGGAGGAATACTTCTCCTCGATTCTTGATGCTCTTGCCAGCGGGTCCTATGAAATAAAAACAGACAGATACAGGAATGGGAGAATGGTTGTCGAGACAAACCAAAACCCGCAAAATGCAGGCTGGAAGTTAAGTGGCATAAATGTGACCACGGCAGATTGGTGGGTTTACGTATACTCCATGGACGGTGGGGTTGCAGTGGTTGGTGTTGGGAGACTCAAGAGATACCTAAAAGCAAATAAAAACATATGGAACGAGACAACCAAGTCAACATTTGCCGAGTCAAGCGATAACCCCTCTAGGGGATTTTTGCTTCAACCTGAGCACGTGATGGACTTGTTGGCAAATAAGTGTTATGATTCACAATAGCAAAACATCCCAAATGAAGGAACCCGGTTTAGAAACCAAAATGGCCAAAAACAAAAAAGCAAATCAGGAAGTGCAAGAAACACCAAGAGAGATGGTGGCTCCAAGAAATATTTCGGGCCTAAACATTAGTGAGTCCTTCCAGGTGAACATGTCATCGTTGGGTGGCAATGACGAAAAGGTCGTCATTAATCTTCCAGTATTGAGCGCAGTATCCTCGGTTGCCGTGGCAAGGGAGTTGCAAAGGCTTTTGGAAGTGTTTCTTTCAAAAATTGAAAAACTTGAAGCGGCTTTTGATTCACTCCAAGTTGACCAAGAAACAAACACCGTGACGATGGATGAGGTATTTGCTCTTCGCGTGCAATCATTAATTTCGGGAGTAAAAAAAGATTTTTCCGATATGGTTAAAGCATCGTCAGTTCTCGCTTAGTGGCAACAAAAAAACAATCAAGGTCTGATGACCGGACGGATATAAAATTTGTAGGCGGTCCATTAGACGGAAAAGAAGTTACATTCGCACATCCATGCCAGCCATATTTAATTATGGACAAAGGTCAGGCTCTGTACGTAAAGGTATCCAGGGAAATTTATCACTACTCAACTGATTGGGAAATCGTTGACAAACTCAGGAAAGAAATGGAAAATGACAAACCCAAAGATAACAACAAAAACAATTAACGGAAATCGTTTCTACATACACCCAAATATAAAGAATTTATCCGCCCCGAGCGTTACTTCAATTATCGGTTTACTCCCAGCCCCCTATCTCAGACTCTGGAATAGCAAGGTCACCGCACAGTGCGCTATTGACGAAATTGAATACGTCAATCAACTCATCTCGGAAGGAAAGAGCACAAAAGCCGTTGATTGGCTTAAGGCTGCTGCCGACAGAGAATTGAACAAGGCAGCCGACATTGGCACGCGAGTCCACGAACTTGTCGAGCAGTTAATTTACAATCCCCAACATGAAATAGAAGACGAATTAGCACCTTACATAAAAGGGTATTTTGAGTTTTGTGAAAAGTTTGAGCCAGAGTGGCTACACGTGGAGAAATCAATTTTCTCAACAACACACCTTTATGCTGGCTCCTTTGATGCCATCTGCAAGATAAACAACAGGACAATTATCTTGGACTTCAAGACGACACGCTCTGGAATATCTTCAAAAGTGGCGCTTCAGTTGGCGGCATACGCCAACGCGGACGTTATGTTTGACGGAGAAAAAGAGATTGAGGTACCGCATATTGACGCTGGTGCCGCACTACTGCTTCGACCTGATAAGTGGGCGTATCAACCACTTCGTATCGATGATGACATATTTGGGACCTTCCTCGCACTCCGTCGAACATTTGAGTGGGAACATAGGCAATCAAAAACCGCTATGCTTGCACCAGTTCCACACAAGGGGTTATTGGTATGAGCACACAGATAAAGCCAGGAAATTGGGATACAGCGGCAGCAATCACAGTTAACGAAATTTGCTCCCAGGTAGAAGAAACATACTCCACTCCAGAGAATGGGGAAACAGAAATTGTCTTAGATGAAGAGGCAATTGAATTAGAAATTGAAAATCACTTTGACGTCCTTGTGGATATTCTTTTTCACTCCGAGGGCAACAAGGTGGAGGAGGCACTAATTGAGCAAATTTTCTTTCACATCGCGTGCCTCTCGATGCGTGGCTATTCATTGAACGCAGAAAAGACACACGGCAATAGCGCCGCAATTATCTACGATACGGTATTGGGGAAACAAAGAATGTACGGGCACGGGAATATTGCCCGTTTTGAGATTCCGGGAATTGCCATTCGCTTGAATGACAAACTGGAAAGATTAAAGAACCTTCGGAAGTGGGATGGCCCCGTGCTGTTCGAACCGATGAAAGACACATGGCTAGATATTTGTGGATATTCAGTTATCGCAATTATGTGGCTACGTGAATGGTTCTTATTAAACCTGAAAAATCAGGAAACAACAGGAAAACCAACAGGAGCAAAATGAGCACACAGGTAACAATGACCGGGAACCTTACATCGGACCCGACAATGAGGGTAACAAAGACAGGAAGTTCAATCCTTTCAATGGGCATCGCAGTGACCCGTCGATGGAGGGATAAGCAGGACAACTGGGAAGAGCAAACGTCATTTTTCGACGTTACCGCATTCGGTGACCTAGCAGACAACGCAGCCGCAAGCCTCGGAAAAGGGGCAAAGGTTGTAGTCGTGGGACGAATGGAGCAACAGGAGTGGCAAGACAAAAACGACGGTTCAACCAAGAAAAAAATCGTTGTCATTGCTGATGATGTGGCAATTTCCCTACGCAGGGCATCGGTGGATTCAATCACCAAGAACCCAACAAAGGGTGATGGCCAGTTCCAGAAGGCAGGATACACAAAAGCGCCTTCCTCGACATTATTGGCAGAAGAAGAGCCATTCTAGCCCTTAAACCAATATTGGCTTAATTATTTGGTGTGGCCCACCGGTGAGCATTCAGTACTTTTGGATTCTTGCTGGTGGCCATAACCAAGAATTAAGTTTTTTGGTGTAACTTATAAGGTGGCTCTCTAATATTCTACTCTTAAAACATAAGGTGCGTATATGTACATAGGTTTAGCAGCATCATGCGTAGCAATGGTAGGGGCATGGTTTTTGGCGAAAAAATTTCCGCTCGAAATGAAAGAGAAGATATCTTTTGTTTTCCTTGTGGGCGGTCTATCATCCCTAATCACTGCTGGATTCATGTTTTCTAGCCTTGTGGGGGTATGCAGTATTGCAGCGTCGTGCATTGCTGTCGCGTTTCTCTTTGGTTATGAAGGGTCAAACTAAATGGCATACCTAAAAGGATTTTCTTCGCACAACCAAAGTGGTTTTGTAAATGACAAGAAGTCATATTATGTTCCCAACTCTGGCGGAGGCATCAAAACCCCGTACAAGGATGGCTGGGACGTTGACAGGGGTGTAAAACAGGCTCTCGATAGGGTTACGTGGGTTTATAAATCCGTTTATGCGATTGCGGCTAATGCTGCTCGCCTTCCAATCGGTTTGCGAAAGGGAGACTGGAGAATCGGAGAACTCCAGTGGGATGCCCCAATTCTGTCAATTCTGAACAGGCAGGCAAATCCGGGTCAGGACGCATTTTCTTTTAGGTTCATGCTCTCCTCCCAACTAATGCTTTCCCCTCGCGGTGCGTTCATTGAGATTATTAAAAACAAAATGGACGAAGTTGTAGCCCTTGTTTTGCTACAGCCTCAATATGTTTTCCCAATCCCCGACGCTGAAAAGTTTGTATCAGGTTTTTCCGTGGAGTACCCAGGGGTGCCAAAAAGAGTTATTGGTTCTTCAAGTGTTATTTGGGTAAGGGTTCCGCACCCAACAGACCCATACAGGGGACAGACCCCGCTTGACGCTGCAGGTCTAGCGATTGAATTTGACTACTACTCTCGCGTGTACAACAGAAACTTTGTTGTTAACGATGCCCGTCCAGGCGGTCTTTTGGTCGTAAACGGCGACATGGAGGATGAGCAGAGCGAAGAACTCAAGAGAAGGTTCTCCGGCTCAACTGGTTCAAATATCGGTGGTGCGGGAAGACTGACAATTATGTCCGCCGATTCTGCACAGTTTATTGATACCGCAACAAACCAAAGAGACGCACAGTACTCAGAGGCACGCCAGCAGAACAAGGAAGAAATCCTGATTGCTTTTGGTGTTCCTGAATCAATTCTAGGAAATGCCTCAAATAGGACATTTGCAAATGCCGACACAGAGTTGGAAGTTTTCTGGAGAGAAACGATGATTCCTCACCTAACCCTTATTGAGAGGGCTTTAGACAGACTGGATGACGACGTCAGCACATTTTTTTCCTACGACCTTTCGTCTGTTGCTATTCTCAGCAGGGATGATAGAGAGAGGGCATCTTTCCATCTGGAAGAATTACGTCAGGGCGCAATTAGTATCGACGAGTACAGAGACCTAACTGGAAGAAAGGGTGTGGGGATTACCGAACTGTTGATTCCAACAAACCTCTCCCCTGTTGTTATGGGCGGCGATGGAAAAATTAAGCCACCGTCGAAGCCTGGGGATGGGCAACTTCTTAATCCAAATCAGAACCCTGGACAGCGTCCAAATAACTCCCCAGACAAACCAGTGCCAAGTGGGGCCCAACAGTCCCCACAGCCTCGCGGCTCAGATGCGATTGCCCCGACAAACAACCCAACACCAAGGCCAGTATTCACGCCTTCATTGACTCCTCTGGCACAAGAAGTAGACGAGTCAAAAACAGTAGAAGACGCAACAGTGCGCAGGTTGCGCCAATTAGAAAGACTTGAAAAAAGCGTTGGTCTTCAAATGGGCGCATTTTTAAAGCGCCAAGAGCGAGTCCTGCTGGAAAAAGCATCATCCAAGAAAAGCAAG